TTTAATTGTCTTAATTTTTTAATGTTACTTCCGATACTCATTTTTTATCACCTCGTTTCGAATATAATATATTATAACACATTATAATTGTTTGTAAATAAAAATATCTATAAAAAATAGAAAAATTTATTGACAACCTACATATTGTGTACTATACTAATTATAGAGTTACAAAAACACAAGATAAAGGAGATGAATAAGCATTGGACAAACTGACAGTAAAGCAATGGAGATTGGTAAAAGGGTTTACGCAGGACGAAATGGCTAAAAAACTTGACGTGCATATCAACACATACATCAATTGGGAAAAGAAAACGGGCAACATAAGTATCAACAAAGCGAAAGAAATTGCATCAATACTAGAAGTTGATATTAATAACATTTTTTTTAACTAAAAACTCTACAAAAAGTAGAGAAACTAAAAGGAGAAAATACTTGAAAATATTAGTAGCTTGTGAAGAAAGCCAGGCAGTAACGATAGAACTTAGAAAGTTAGGACATGAAGCGTATAGCTGCGATATTGAGCCATGCAGTGGCGGACGCCCAGAATGGCATTTACAACAAGATGTAATTCCTTTACTCAAGGAAAAGTGGGACATGATTATTGCTTTTCCGCCATGTACATACTTGACAAATGCAGGGACAAGACATTTTAGCAGAAGGATAAATTCAGAAGAAAAAGTTTTAGCAAGAGAAAAATTAAGAGAAGAAGCTTTTAAATTTTTCATGTTATTTGCAAATGCAGATTGTGAAAAAATTGCAATAGAAAATCCTGTTGGTTATGCAAACAAGATGTTTAGAAAACCCGACCAAATAATTCACCCTTACTACTTTGGGGATAACGCAAAAAAACGAACTTGTCTATGGTTGAAAGGGTTGCCAAAACTTGAACCGACAAATATGTTGCCTGAACCCGAACCTGAGTATATATGTCAAGGCGAATTAAGTAAAGGAAAAAAAATAGGATGGTGTGAGGGAATTAAAGGTACAACAGGCGGACAAAAAGGACGCGCAAAGGCAAGAAGCAAAACATTCCCGGGCATAGCAAGAGCGATGGCTGAACAGTGGGGAAATATAAAATAAAGGAGAAGTAACATGGCAAAGAACAAGTACAGAGCAGAGGAATGGGTAACAATACCAAAGTTTATCGAGCATTACGATTTATCATCAGCAACAGCTTACAGATTAATTCACGCTAAAGGGTTTCCAAGTCAAAGAGTTAGTAAGAGGGCGTACAGGGTTGATTTGAGCAAGACGGATGAATATTTTAGGAAGTTAGGAGAGTGCTAAGAATGAACGAGATTGAAAAAGCGATAAAAATAATTTACAGATGGCGTAATGAAGCTTTCAACAAGGAAGAACATGACTTGGGTAATTTAGCAATATTAGCACTTAAAAAACAACTAAATAACGGTTGGACGCTTACAACAGAGAAATTACCTGAATATTCAGGAAAATTTCTCGTACAAACAAAAAGAGGAACGATAAAAATTGCTACGTTTAGAATTTTAGTATCGTTAATTGAAAGTTATAAAACTAAACGCGAATGGGTAAATTGTGGAGAAGTAATAGCATGGCAACCATTACCTGAAGCATTTAAGGGGGTTGAATAAATTGGCAACATTATTTGTACAAGCTTTACTTGCTAATTGTATGTTATGGGCGGTGATTTGGGGGTGTAAGAACTAATGTACACTGAAGAAGAAATTTGCACGATTTACAGGAGTGCTCACAAAGACCAAGACAGAATACAACTTTTACAAGATTTGACTTTGTATAGCAAGGACAAGCTAATCAAAATTTTAAATAAGCATGGGTACGAGGTGGACAAGTATAGAAAAAACGCAATAAAAAAGAAGATACGAACAGAAAAATTAATACACTTTCATAGCTTGGGCATGTCAGATGTTGAGATTGCTAGATACTTAGGCGTGGTAGCTTCTAGCGTTAAGTATTGGCGAGATAAATTAGGGCTTGGAACAAACTACCACAATTACAAAAATAAAAATAAGCCTGCGGGAACAGGCAAATAAAAAATAAAATACACAGCTACATTGTAGCAGAAAGGTTAAAAAAATGCAAATAGAAAAATTAATAGATGCGGCAGTTGATTTGAGAGATGCAGTTTTAAAAGCAGATAAAGAAATAAAAAACGCAAAACTAAAAGCGAGAGAGCAAGGCATTATTGGTATTACAGACGAGGGTAAAACAAACGAACAATTTCAAATTTACGATGAAAAAGATTTTAAAGAAATGATTAGAACTAGAGAATATAAGATAGAGGAATTTAATTATCCACCTCATAAATATCAATACATAGTAAAGGTTTGCGAACTTAACTTCATACACATAGCAATGGAACTGTTGAACGAGGGCGATGAAAATAAAATAGAAAGCGAGGATAAATAAGTGATGAAAGTTGAAATTTTAGGAACAGGCAAAATAACAGATGCGAAAATATATAGTGAATTTACTGATGAAGAAATTGACAAATATACAGATATACCAGAAATATGGGACGGCAACGAAATATTTGTAGCAGACGACGAGGGGTTTTACGTATATATGTATGACGAAGAAATCAAGGTGATTGCTGATGAAGTGGGAAGATAGATTTTTAGACGATGATTTGCAGGACGAAATTGATGATTTAGACGAAGATGTTAAAAGTATTCAGGCGGCAATATATAGGTTACAAGATGTTAGAAATGACAGCTTTGAGGGAACGGTAGCAGATAGCATAAAAGAGTTAGAAACGCATTTAAAGGCGTTAGAACAAAAGAAAAAAGAAGTCGAGGAGAGGAGAAATAAGTTAAATGAGTATTAGTGAAAAGTTACTAAAGATACAAAGCGAATTAAAAGCACCTAAGGGGCAATATAACAGCTTTGGAAAGTACAAATATAGAAGTTGTGAGAATATATTAGAAGCGGTTAAACCGTTGCTGAAAAAGCAAAATATGACGTTGATATTAGTAGACGAGTTGCAGCAGATAGGCGAAAGATATTACATAAAAGCAACAGCTACAATTATAGATATTGAAACATCAGAAAAACTGAATATTTCAGCGTTTGCAAGAGAAGAAGAAACTAAAAAGGGCATGGATGGCTCACAGATTACAGGGGCATCAAGTAGTTACGCAAGAAAATACGCTTTAAACGGTTTGTTTTTAATAGACGACAACGCAGACAGCGACATCACAAACAAAGTTGGAGAAATAACCGAAGAAGAAATTTTGAAATTGTTTGAAACAGCAACAAAGGCGGGTTATAGCAAGGCAACAATATTTAAGCAAATCGAAAGCAAGTATCATAAAGAAACGCCCGACCAATTAACAAAAGACGAATACAACCAGCTTTTCACAGGATACGCAAAATTATTGAAAGTAAAGGACGGGGAAATAAATGAATAAATGTATTTTTATAGGAAATATAACAAGACAGCCCGAATTAAGATTAATACCATCAACAGGCATGGCGGTTTGTAAATTTGGACTAGCTTTAAACGAGGGCTACGGAGATAAGAAAAAGACTTACTTTATAAATTGCGTGGCGTTTGGCAAGACAGCAGAAGCAACAGCGAATTACACCGACAAGGGCTCAAAAGTTGCGATAGAAAGTCATGTGCAAACAGGAAGTTATAAAAATAAGCAAGATGTTACAGTTAACACAACGGACTTTGTTGTTGATAAGATAGAGTTTTTAAACAAGAAAGAAGAATTTAAACAAGACGATTTCGGGCATGATGACGATGAAGTATTCCAACCGGTTGACGATGAAGATATACCTTTTTAGGCGGTGGATAAATGGCAATATATAGACAAGTACATACAACGTTTTGGAGCGATGCAAAAGTGCTTGACGATATGACACCCGAGGATAAATATTTTTACCTGTACTTACTAACAAACCCATATACAAAACAATGCGGATGCTACGAGATAAGTAAAAGGCAAATGAGCAATGAAACAGGCTACAATATGCAAACTATCGAAAGGCTTATAAAGAGATTTGAACAGCATCTAAAAGTTGTAAAGTATAACGAAAACACTAAAGAAATATTTATCCTTAATTGGCACAAATATAATTGGACAAAATCACCTAAAGTTATGAGTTGTATCATCAAGGAACTTGCAGATATTAAAAATTCAACGTTTAAGCAAAATATAAATACCCTATGTATAGACTATGGATACCCTATCGATAGACTATACATAGACTTGGGGGAAGAAGAAGAACAAGAAGAAGAACAAGAAGAAGAACAAGAAGAAGAACAAGAAGCATCCACACCCCCAAAAATCAAAAAACTTAAATATGGCGAATTTGAAAAAGTATCAATTACAGAAGAAGAACATCAAAAGCTAATAGAAAAGCTAGGACAAGCAATGACCAATGATTTAATCAATAGATTAGACGGTTACAAAGCAAGTACAGGTAAGACTTATAAGAGCGATTACGCAACAATATTAAATTGGAGCAGAAAAGAGCCTATTAAACAGGACAAGCTGACAGCAAAGCCTAATAAATTTCACAACATAATTGAGCATGACAGAAAGACAGAAAGCGAAATGGAAGAACTTGCACAAAGGCGAATGCAACAGAAGTTGAAAGAGATACAGGAGAGAAAAAATATATAAGGAGAGGTCTTGCCCTCTCCGAAAGGGGATAAAATGAACAGAGAATTTAAATTTAGAGGATGGGAAAAAGATTATAGTTTCATGTTTGCGACTACAACATTGGAAGAAATGCTAAGCGACCCGATATGTTCGGAAAACATAGAATTAATGCAATATACAGGGCTTAAAGACAAGAACGGAAAAGAAATATATGAGGGGGATATAGTAAATATAAAGGAATATCCACTAAGCAGCCCTTTTACAATAATTTACGAAGATGGTTCTTATTACTTCGCAGAGATTTTAGAAAACAATGAATATGATAGAGAGGATGTATTAGGTTATTACAAGCCCGAAGAAATCGAAGTTATTGGCAACATATACGAAAATTCAGAGTTACTGGGGACAACAAATGATTAAATTCACAATACCATTAAAAGTTAATTCAAATCTTGGCATGAACAAAATATACGCAGGCAAGCATTGGACGAAAAGAAATGCCGACAGCAAAGAAATTCACGACTTAACACGAATACACATGAAGTTGCAGAAAGTACCGCAAATCTTATTTAAACGCCCCGTAGCCATACATATAAGCTACAACTCAAAGCTTGACATTGATAATCATGGTTATTTGGCTAAAATGATTGTGGACAGCCTTAAAGGCTATTTAATCGAGGACGACAGCAGAAAATTTGTACAAGTATTAATTCAAGATTTTCACAGTGGAAAAGATATAAAAGTTGAAGTATGGGGGTTGAGTGAATGAAATATATAGTACCTGATGAATGTTACAAAGAATACGGAAATGACTTGGGAGGCTGTTCAAGACAAGATAGTATGAGTTGTAAGGGTTGCATATGTTTGATAGAGGTAGAACAACCAAAACAAGACAACAAATTCAATTATTGGCGTAACATTTGCGAAATTCAAGCAGAGCAGACAGCGAAAGGGTTATCGAAATATAGTTATCCGTTAGAGCAAAACACATGGCTAGATATTAACGAAAGGTTGAGATATTTACAAGAAGAATTAGTTGATGTTCTTATGTATATTGAGCATATTAAAACGTTATTAGGGGGAGAAAATGAAACTAACAAAAGGTAGTTATTTATATAAGGTATTCTTTTATTGCGGAATGAGGTGCAAAGAATGAAATTACTTGCAGTAGGATTAGTAGTAGGTATGGTTGTAACTCTGTTAGCCATTTACATATACGTTGTATGGGTTTTTAAAGATTTAAGGAGGTAGGATATGAAAGTATATGATTTGCAATGCTTATTAAATGCAGTACCACAAGACTACGAATTGTTATTAAATCAAGAATTTACAATAAACGAAATTACGGTTGATTACGATAATCAAGAGTTGTCGTTGATAGTACCCGAAGTTATAGAGGAAGAGGGGGAAGATTATGAAATATAAAGTGATTATATATTTGAAAAATGGAAAGAAAATAAAAAGAAAATTTAATATCGAGCTTGATGATTTTTTAAAATTACTAGAAAACACATTCGAAAATTTCAGAGAAGAAAAAGCAGGATGCTTGCGACTTGAAACGTTTAATATAAAAACATCCGAAATTGCGGCAGTTGATTTCAAAAGGTGCTTGCTATGAAAAAGGATCATGTCAGAGATTACGCAACCGAAGCATTCAGATATTACGCATACATGGGAAAACCTCATAAAGAAGATTTAGAACAAAAGTATTATGACGAAGCAAAACAAGAATATACAAGACAATATAGCGAAGTTAAAGGCACAGGCATTTCAAAGCCTGTTGAACAAATGATTATGTACGCAGAGGGGAGAGTAAGAGAAAAGCAAGCGGAACTTTGGGATATATTAGCGGTAGAAAAAACAATGCAACAGTTAACATTTTACGAAAGGGCGGCGGTTGATATAGTATATTTTCAAGAGCCACACAGAGCCGTTAAAAAGGGTGATATAAGAGATAGAGTTATACAAGCGAGTTTACATATTCCTGCAGACGAAAGAACAGTTTATAGGTATTTGAGAAAGGCAAGATTAATATTTGCTTATGAAAGGGGATTGAGGAAATGAATACGTATTATTATTATAGTGATGACATTGAATATATGCAAGGCAATTTCATTGAAGCAGAAACAGCAGGAAAGGCACGTTATGAAATATGGCTAAAAGGTGCATCGGAATATTACGAAACTTTTAAAGATTTTATAAAGCATTTGAAAATTAGAAAAGTTAGTTAAAACTTGTCAGTTGTAAACGCTAAAAACGTGATATTGTGGTAGCATCCACAGAGGTATAAAAAGGCAATCCAAGAACACCCCATAATAAAAAGCAACTACATCCTCCTAGTTGCTTTTTTATTTGCGAAAGGAAGTGAAACGTAGTGAACGCTAAACAAAAGCTATTTGCAGATTATTATATACAAACAGGAAACGCAGTTGAAAGCGCAATTAAAGCGGGTTATAGCGTGAATTATGCTAACGCCCAATCTTACAAATTGTTGGATATTGTTGGAGATTACATCAAAGAACAGAATAAGGCACTAGAAAGCCATAGAATAGCCGGCATGAAAGAGGTTAAAGAGTTTTGGACTAATCTATTAAGAAATAACGAAGTTGAGCCAAAAGACCGTTTAAAGGCTTCTGAATTTATTGCTAAAACAAATGGCGCATTTATAGATAAAATTGAGCATAGCGGAAGTATTAACAACGAAGTTGAAATTATAATAGGGGCTGAAAATATTGAAGATTAAACTAAATATTGCGCCCGAGGTTTTCAATCCTATTTATTTAGAGCATCAACTTAGAAACAATAATCGGTATCAAATTTACTTTGGTGGTAGTTCTTCGGGTAAATCATATAGCTTGGCACAAAGATGCGTTTTAGATGTATTTAAAGGCGATAGGAACTATCTTATTGTTAGAAATGTGCAAAACACGATTAAGCGAAGCGTATTTAATGAGATTACTAAATCAATAAGCAATTTCAATCTTGCACAGTATTTTGATATTAACAAAACTGATTTAGTTATTACTTGCAACATTAACGACATGCAAATCTTATTTTGCGGGCTTGACGATGTTGAAAAGATAAAATCTATCACGCCAAAGAAAGGCGTAATTACTGATATATGGGTTGAAGAAGCAACCGAATGCGAATACAAAGACATTAAACAGCTTGATAAGCGTTTGAGAGGGCGTTCAAAGGTTGTAAAGCGGTTGACGCTATCTTTCAACCCTATTTTGCAAACACATTGGATATATACAACTTATTTCAGTATTTGGGATGATAGCAAACAATATGTTGAAAAAGATAATTTAAGCATCTTAAAAACTACTTACAAAGATAATAAGTTTTTAACTGATGATGATATTGCAGCTTTAGAAAATGAAACAGACGCTTATTACTACAATGTTTATACGTTGGGAAATTGGGGCGTTTTAGGTAGCGTAATCTTTAAGAATTGGCGAGTTGAAGAATTCGACACAGCGACTTTTGATAATTACAGGCATGGTGTTGACTGGGGCTTTGCTGACGATCCTTTTGCTTATATAAAATCACACTTAGACAAGATGCGCAAGCGATTATATGTTTGCGATGAAATAGAAGCGGTTGGACTTCTGAACAATGAGAGTGCACCGATGGTAAAAGAAAAGGCAGGCAATGACCTTGTGATATGCGATAGTGCCGAGCCGAAAAGTGTAAGCGAATTTAGAACATTTAGGGTTAATTCTAAGGGTGCGAAAAAGGGCGCAGGCAGTATTGAATACGGAATTAAATTCTTGCAAGGTTTAGAAATAATCATTCACCCTAAATGCCAAAACTTTAAGAATGAAATAAGCAAGTATAAATACAAAGAGGACAAGAACGGAAATGTCTTACCGATTCCTGTTGATAAAGATAATCACTTAATAGATGCGCTAAGATACAGTTTAGAAAATGATATGACAAACAATCAAGTAACAGTAAGAAAAAATAAATTGATGTAGGGGTGATGTTGTGGGGTTTCTTGTACTGTATTTTATAAGTTCAATAACCATAGTTTTATTATTGAGTTCATTATATATAAATTATCTTAAAAGGTAGGTGATTAAATGTTTTACATAAACAAAGAAACAGAACTAACAGCAGCACACATTATCAAGTTCATAGACAGCTTTAAAATGCAGTATTTGCCACGATTGAAAAAGCTTGATAGATATTACAGAAACGAAAATGACATTAAGCAAAGGGTATTTACAGACCTTACAAAGCCAAATAACAAGATTGCTCATAGTTGGGGAAATTACATAACTGATACAATAGTTGCGATATTCTTAGGCGAGCCTGTAAGTTATACAGGACAAGACGAGGACATAGAAAAACTAAACTATATCTTTGAACAAGGCGATGAGCAAGATTTAAACACAGAACTAGCAAAAGACCAAAGCAGATATGGCGTAGCATATGAATTGGCGTACATAGACGAGCAAGCAGATGTTAAATTAACACAGCTAAGTCCTTTAAATACGATTTGCATTTATGATGATACTGTAAACAGTAATTTACTTTATGTTATTCGTTTTAATGAAGTTAAAAACATATTAGACGACACAACAACAACTGTTGTAACTCTATATAGTAAATGCAATATTAAAGAGTATAAAAAAACAGAAAGTAATGTATTAGAATTTACTTCAGAGCAGGCACACAATTTTGAAATTGTACCCGTTAGCATTTATAAGAATAATGAGGAACTTTTAGGCGATTATGAACTTCTAATAGATTTAATTGATTTTTATGATGTAATGGAAAGTGACACAGCTAATGCATTCGATTATTACAATGATGCTTATATGAAATTTATGGGTTGTCAAATGCCCGACGACATAACAACAATGAAAGAACAACGAATTTTGGAAGTGCCCGAGGGCGGAGATATTCAATTCCTTACTAAAAATTCAAACGATTTAGAACAAGAGAACACCAAAAACAGAATAGTAAGCGATATTCATAAATTTAGTTTTGTTCCTGATATGAGCGATGAAAATTTTGCTAATAATGTTTCAGGTATAGCGATGAAGTACAAGCTTTTAGGCTTGCTAAACAAAGCACGCATTAAAAGGCGCAAATATAAAAAAGGGTTGCAGAATAGGCTTTGGCTAATAAGTAATATATTAAATCTTAAAAGCGGTAAAGATTTACAAGATATTAAAACGACATTTAAAATCAACTTGCCTAACAACGATGTAGAAGTTGCCAATATGATTAACAGTTTAAGAGGTTTGTTGAGTAGTGAAACTTTAATATCTCAACTATCGTTTATCGAAAACCCAAAAGAAGAACTTGAAAAACTTCAAGAGGAACAGGCGTTAAATAGTTACGGCGATTTATTCGAGGAAGAAAAGGAAGAAGTTGAAGAAGATGCCGAGTAGCAAAAGTTATTGGCAAGTAAGACTTCAAGACAAGATATATAAAACGCAGACAAACCTATTAAAACGCCGTTTAACGAAAGTTTATAGAGAAGCCGAGCAGACAATCAATATACAATTAACTGATTTATATATGGACATTCTAAGTGCAGGCGAGCAAGTAACAGCCAATATGTTATATCAACAAAACAGATATAAGAAATTGCAAGATTTGATTAACGAGCAAATAATTAAATTAGGCAAGGTAGAAGAAAAAGCAGTTGCTAACAGTTTGTTAACAGCTTATAAACAAGTTTATCAACAGACAGCTAAGAAATTCACAGTTGATTTTACTTGGTCTTTATTAGACGAGAACACAGCAAAGCAAATTGTATACGCTAATTTTAAAGGTGCTAATTTTAGTCAAAGAATTTGGGAAAACAAAAGCAAGCTAAGACAACAGATTGAAAAAAGTGTAATTGACAGTGTGGTTGTTGGAAATTCAAAGGACAGGGCGGTTAAAGAAATTAGACAACGTTTTGGCGTAGGCTTTAATGATGCCGACAGGATAGTTAGAACAGAAGTGCAAAGGGTTTTAAATGATGGACAAAGGCAGACTTACAAGGATAGGGGATATTCGCAAGTCAAATGGCTTGTAGCTGATGATGATAGGCTTTGTGATGAATGTGAGCCATTGGACAATAAGATATATGAAATTGACGATGCGCCGAGCGTTGTTCATCCAAATTGTAGATGCACATTTATACCAGTATTAGACAAGGAATTGTTTAAATAAATATATGTCTTTTCGGGGTGGTATAGACATTAAAGAAACACCTAACGCCCCAGGCGTTTATAAAATAAAATTATTCGGGTGCTTAGAAATAGGTACGTGAGAGGAGATATAAAGAAATGACAAAGGAAATTAATAGCAAATTCATATTACCATTAAAATTGCAACATTTTGCAGAACCTGCACCACAACCAACACCAACACCGGGTGAGCCAACACCGACACCCGAGCCAACACCACAGCCACAAGGGACACTTACGCAAGCGGACTTTGATAGAGCTGTTAGCAAAATGTATGAACAGTTTGAACAGAAGTTTAGCAAGAAGCAAGAAGAAGCTGCAAGACTTGCAAGCATGAACGCAGAAGAAAAAGCAAGATATGAGATTGAACAATCCAAAAAAGAAATTGAGGATATGCGAAAGAATTTCACACTTACACAAAACAAAACAGAGTGCATGAAAATACTTGCTGAAAGAAATATCGATGTTTCATTAGCTGATTTTGTGGTTGCAGAAGATGCTGAAACAATGAAAAAGAATATTGATTTAATTGACAGGGCATTTAAAAAATCAGTTGAAGCAGAAGTCAATAACAGGCTTAAAGGCTCAACGCCTAAAAAAGATTTGAATATGCCGACAGAGATTAACAAAGAAACATTTAACAAAATGACGTTAGACCAACAGCAAGAACTGTATAACACAAACAAAGATTTATATATGCAGTTAATAAAATAAAACTAAAATAAGAGAGGTAACAATATGCCAAACGTATTATATGAAAATTTTGTACTAGAAAATAAAGTAGCGAACTTTATGAACACTAAGCTTGCAGTATCACCATTTTACACACACGACCAAAGTTTATCACAAGCGGCAGGAATGACAAAAACAATTAACAAATACACAGCAACAGGCGCAGTAAGAGACGTAGCACAGGGCGAGGGTAATGTTGTAGGCGATGATGTGGCTGTATCATTCACACCTGTTGATTATACTGTTAAATATGTACAAGGTCGTTTTCCATATTATGACGAAGAAGCAATGAAAGACCCTATGTTAGTAAATGTAGGACTTGAAAAAATGTCCGCTAATATGGTTAATGACTTAACAACTAAGTTTTACTTAGAACTTGCAAAGACTACTGTAACAAGTGAATATCCTGCAACGGGTATGACATTTGACAGCATAGTTGATGCAACAGCTAAGTTTGGAGAAAATGAAGAGGGCTTATTCCTTTTAATCAATCCCGCACAGAAAGCACAACTAAGAAAGACATTGAAAGACGAGTTAAAATATGTTGAGGGTTTTGTTAGAACAGGTTACATCGGCTCTGTTAATAACATTCCTGTTTACACAACTGTATCGGTTGCAGCAGACACAGCATATTTAGCAACAAAAGAAGCTGTAACAGTATTCACAAAGAAAGAAGTCGAAACAGAACAGACTAGAGATGCAAATCTTAGATTGAACTCTATTTTCAACAGAAGATGTAACGTAGTAGCATTAACAGACGAAACAAAGGCAGTAAAATTAACTAAAGCAGCAGCATAATTATCGGGGCAGAAATGCCCCTTTTAAATTTATAGAAAGGTTGTGAAGAATTGACACCTTTAGAAAAAATCAAAGCATTAACACCATATACAGACGATGCGAAAATAAACATATATATTGAAATGGTGCAAGACGAATTAAAAGAGATTTGTAAGCTTGATACTTACATAACTGAACTAGACAATGTTTTAGTTGATATGGTTATTGTAAAGCTAAATAAAGCAGGCAACGAGGGCATTGCAAATATCAGTATGAGTGGAATATCAGAAACATATCTTGACGAATATCCTAAATGGATAACTAACAGACTTAAAAAATATACTCATAAGGTTGTGATGAAATGAGTATTAACAGCAAACAAGAAACATATTTACTTAAATGTTGGGCAAAGACTTATGACGAGCTAGGCACACCAATAGAAACATGGGCAGATGTTGCAGAAGTTAGAGCAAGTGTTAATTACAACAACACAACCGAAATCATTAACGGTATAGCATACAAAACAACAACACCGACAGCAATAACAGATTACAATGATTTTAATTTAAAAGAAAAATATCAACTTGTAAACAATCGGCACAAGTTCAATATTGAGGGCATTAATCAAGAGGGAAGAAAAACACAGCTTGTTTTAAAAGAGGTTTTAATATAATGGCAGGCGAAGTTTATTTAAACATCCAAAATGTTGTTAATAAGTTATTGCCTGAAGCATTAAAACAAGGACTTGAAGCATTAGGACAATTAATTGAGAACACAGCAAAAGAGAATTGTCCCGTTGACGATGGACAGTTGAGGGCAAGTATTACGCATCAAATAACAGACGATTTATCAAGTGTGGAAATAGGCAGCAATTTAGAGCATGCCCCATATGTGCATCAAGGCACAGGTTTATTTGCTAAAGAGGGCGACGGTAGGCAAACGCCTTGGCGTTATCAAGACGCAAAAGGCGATTGGCATACAACGAAAGGGCAAAAGCCACAACCCTTTTTACAAAATGCGGTTGATGCAAAAAGAAGCGAATTAGAGAGACCATTCGAAAACCTATTAGAACGCCAAAAGAAAGGGGAATAACATGTACAGTGTATTAATTCAATTACTTGCTAAACTTAACGCAAATGCCAATTTAAAGGCTCTAGTAACACTTATAACCCCTTTTAGTACAAGCGATGTTAATAGTGCATTTTATAAAGCGGTTAAATTGCAAAGTAACGCAGTAACAGGACAATTTAGATTTGAATTTACTGCAATTTGTACAAGTTATCCCAATGCAGTAAAAGCGATTGAAGAAGTGGAAAAAAGCTTATTAACAAAGGGTGATAATACTTTTAACGATAGTGTTTTAACGATTGAACGAAATGGCGGTGCGAGTATGCAAAATGCTGAAACGCAGACATTTCACGAAACAGCGTATTTTAATATAAGCTACAAAGAAAGGATGTAAAATATATGCCAACAGATAAAGAAAAAATTGTACTAGGTAGTGGAAAGTTATATATGGCAGAGTGGGATGGTTTGGCTATTCCTGCAGATGCGACAATAGAGGTAGACGCAAATTTATTAGGCTTGATTAAAAATGGTGCAAAATTGAATTATACACCAACGTTTTATGAAGCTAAAGACGATTTAGGACTAGCTAGCAAGAAAATATTAACTGAAGAAGTCGCATCTTTGACAGCAGGGTTGATTACTTGGAGTGGAAAATCAATAAATAAGTTAGTTTCAACAGGAACATTGGCGGAAGCTGCAGGAAAAAGAACTTTAAAAATCGGCGGTATCGGAAATTATACTGATAAAAAATATGTAATTAGATTTGTGCATAAAGATGCAGTTGATGGAGATATACGGGTAACCATAGTCGGAAGTAATAACACAGGTTTTGAAATTGCCTTTGCAAAAGAGGGTGAAACAATCCTCAATCCCGAATTTGTGGCAGTACCGAACGACAGCACAGGTACATTGATAATTTACGAAGAACAAATTCCAGTAGTGTAAAATAGCGGGGGCAGAAATGCCCCTTTAAAGAAAGGAAATAATATGATTGACTTATCTATCATTAACAATAAAACATTCGATATAAGGCTAAATAATGGCACAGAATTGAACATAAGAAAACCGAACAATGAAATGCTAAAAGATGCCTATAAAATGGCAAATTTGATGCAAGCAAATGGCGAAGAAGATAAAAATCTCGATTTAATATATTTCTTTTTAACTAAAATGTTTAATCGAAATATTAACGATTTAAAATTTTCAAGGCAGCAAGTAGAAAATGAAGTTGATATTGATGTTGCGATGTATTTAATAAAGGCTTATCAATCTTTTATAACAGAGGTAATACAGGATATAAATTTTTAACAATTCCTTATTATCCAACAGAAGATAATGAGGAACAACATTATAAGATTAACACAGCAGAACAGAAAATAATTGCAGATTATACAGGGTTAAATTTTAAAGAAATAAGCGATCTCGATTTTGACGAATACAAATTGCTTTTTAGAGATGCTTACATCTACAGACTGCAACAAACAGAAAAGGGCAGGGAATATTTAGAAAATGCTTGGATATTTGAGCAGACCGAACCCGATAGAAAGAAATTAAGACAACACTTTTCAAAAGGAGAGTGATTTATATAATTGATTTAGGAAAATTAAAAATAACAATAGATACAGGCGCACAGCAAGCTAAGCAAGAATTAAATGATGTAGGTGAAACAGCAGAAAAGCAACAAAGTAAATTTAGCAAATTCGGCGAGGGTTTAAAAAAAGGTGCTTTGATAGGCGTAGGCGCAGCAACAGCACTTGGGGCGGGTATGGTTAAAGTTGCAACAGATGCAGCAGATGCGGCGGGCAATCTTGACGATATGAGCCAACGTACAGGCATGACAGCCGAAGCATTTCAACAGTATGCTTATGCAGCTAAATTAAGCGGTATAGAAACTGAAACACTAGAAAAAGCAATGATTAAAAGTCAAACAGCTTTTGCAGATGCTAAGAGTGGTAGCGAAACAATGGGCGCAGCTTATCAAGCGCTAGGACTTAATATTGAAGATATTGGCACATCGTCAGAAGCATTTGACTTAGTTATTCAAAGATTAGCAGACATGGAAGACGAAACACAGCGAAACAAAATCGCTAATGATATATTCGGGAAGAGTTACGCTGAATTATCCCCACTTTTAAACGAGGGCGCAGAGGGCATAAACGCACTAAAACAGGAAGCGGTCGACATGGGTGCAGTAATGAGTAATGAAGCGGTTGCTGCAGGTGCTGAATTTGGCGATAGTTTGGACAAGGTTAAAATGGCAACAACGGGCGTATTTAATGAGATAGGCGTTATGTTTTTACCTATATTGCAGAAATTGCTTGAATGGGTTACAGGACATATGCCCGAGATAAAAAAGGTCATTGAAACAGTATTCAAAGCAATCGAGGTTATTGTTGGTATAGTCGGCATGGCATTTGAAGCAATACTCCCTATACTAACAGCTTTGTATGAATGGATAGAGCCATATTTCCCCGTTATTCAATCAATAGTTGAGACAACCTTTGGGGCAATTGGTAAAGCGGTACAAATAGTTACTGATATATTTTGGGGCGTTGTTGATGCTATTAAGGCAGCTATTGAATGGTTGCAATCATGGAATAATACAGAAGCTGAGGACAAAGAAGTTAAAGGAAGCGGTAACAATAGACCGTATAACGGTAGCCACGCTAATGGGCTTGATTACGTGCCATTTGACGGGTACATAGCAGAGTTACACAAAGGGGAAAGAGTGTTGACAGCACAAGAAGCAAGAAATGTTAATAACAGTAGCAATATAAGTATAACGGGCAATAACTTTGTGATCAGAGAAGAAGCAGACATACAAAAGATTTCAAGAGAATTACAAAGACAAATTTTAACTAAGCAGAGAGGGGCGTTGGCATAATGGCAAACATAAAATTTCACAGATGTGGCGGTTTCGCTTTTAATAATGTGCTAGTAAACAATACCAATGATATATATTTGCTAGATGTTGTCAGAAATGCAACGCCTACAAAGACAAGATATGATTTCATTGTTCCCAAAAGACATGGAAGTCGAACTATCAACAACAGATACGAGGACAATTATATTGATGTTATAATCGGCTTTTACGATGTTGACATAGAGCAAAGGCGAATAAAACAAAGGGCATTATTAGCTGATGTTATAAACATAAATAGTAGACTGATATTTTTAGACGAGCCAAACTTGTTTTATAATGCAGAGGTTGTCGATGCAATAGAAATCAATGAAACAGAAGTATTTACAGAAGCGACAATTCATTTTAAAGCTAGTTTCTGCAAGTATGAATTAATAGGTGATGCAAGCGATTATATAACTAGCAACGCTAATTTTGTTACTGATGAATTTAATGTGATCACAAATAGCTTGGCATGGGAAAATATAAACGCATTAACTCTGAAGCCAATAACGAATAACGGAAACTTTGAAGCAAGCCCATTAATCGAGATATACGCAAACACAGCTTGCACAAGCGTTATAGTTGACAATGGCATTAACAGCTTTACGTTATCAAACCTAACAATAGGCGAAACAATCTTTGTTGATACCGAAAAAATGATAGTATATAAGATTGTTGACAATGCTAAAGTAAGTGCTATGCCACGATTTTCAGGACAGTTTATATCAATTCCTGTTGGCTCAGGTATTATTACTATTCAGGGTACAAGCTTTAATATTAATGTGAGCGTTAATTTTAGAAACACTTACATAGTTTAGGCGGTGAGATGATGATATTAGAAAAAATTTTAGATTCATTACATGTTAGTCAAAATTTAGGCATAAGCAGAAGAAATTTTATAGCATTAGAAACAGAAGTCAACGAAAAATTGACAGCAGCGCACAATACTGATGCCACAGCACACAATGATATTAGGACACAAATTAACTCTTTAGATACCGAAGTTGATTCACATAAATTACAAGGCACAGCACAGATAATAGAAATCAGCAGAAATTTAAATTTAACTGGCGTTCAAACTATTGCAACTCAAGCAGGAAGAAAAATAAAAAGCATGAATATACTTGGAGTGGTATCAGCTACAAAAAAACAGTGTATTGGTTTTTTTGATGGAGTTAATGGATATGTTATTTATATGCAGCCTACTACGACAAATTATGGGGTAACAGCACCACATTGTATAGCTTTTTCCGATGATGCCACGACTAACAGGACATTTGGAGCTGTAGGAAATATACAGAATGGTAGTTTTGATATAACTTGGACACAAACTGGAACAGGAGCAACAGGAACAGCTCTCATACGTTGTTTAGTTCAATATCATGATTAGGAGACTGCTATGAAATATTGTGTAATTAAAAATACAACTAAAATTATTGATGGCTCTGAAAACTCGCAAGAAATAATGTTGCAAAATGCTATAAATGCTGGGCTTACAGCCGAAGAAATTGAAATATTGACAGAAGAGGAATTTGAAACGAGAAAAGCGATAGAACCAACACTGCCACAAGAACCGACAGAAATTGAAATGATGCGTGACTATGTCCTGGATGTTGATTATAGACTTGTGATGATGGAATTAGGCTTATAAAAATATAAAATTTTAAGGAGAAAAAGGAGAATGGTAAAAATGATATTTGTTTATACTTTATGCAAATCAAAAATTGAAAAGAAACAATATGAATCAAAAGAGGTAATGCAAGAAATGCTTGATGTGTTTTATGCAGGAAACAGATTAGATACGACAGAATATCAAGAATTAACAGCTTTGCTAGCAAGTCAAGAGTAGGCAACAAAAGAAAAATTTAACTGACTAAGGGCTATAAAATATAGCCTTTTTTTATTTTAGAAAGCAGGTGAAAGCCATTTTAAAAATTATCAACAGCGATAAAATAACATTGGCATATTTAAATAACCTTGAAAGTGGAACGGTTAAACAGGTTATAAATGGCGAATATGTTATTAGTTTTGTGGCATTAATAGAAGAATTAAAGACGGAATTATTACATGATGAAAATAACTTAATTGAATATGATAATGACTATTTCAGAGTTATCCATATAGAAGAAGAACACGACAGCGACAATATGTTAAAGGTTTATATTGAATGTGAGCATATAAGCTATGACTTGATACAACAGCCGAAAACATCATATACGCAGACAGATAGGTCAACAATTTATGTAATGAATGATTTACTCACTGATAGCGGTTTTAACTTTATCGGTACAAATGTTACAACAACAGCAAGTATTGATATTCAACAGGAAACAAATATCAAGAATTTACTGTATCAAGTTGCTATTATTTGGCAAGGTGAATTGTCATATTTTCGAAATGATATTGAATTAAAACAACAACTTGGCACAAATAGGGGTGCTGACTTTAGATTTGGAAAGAACATTCAAAACATTAAGCGATTAATCGACAGGGTTGAAAATACAGTAAGTTATGAGGTTGAAGTTGTACAAGGCACAGAATTAGAAGAATTAGGATATTTTCAGCTTGGCGATACTATAAGAGTTGTTGACGATATGCTGAATATCGAAATAGACATACGAATAATTGAACTTGAAAAAGACCTAGTAACGGGTTTAAATTCAAGCGTTGTTTTAGGGCAACCAATAAAAGACTTATCAACAGGCTTTAATAACATATTCAATTCAGTTAAAAAGACAGAAAACAAAGTCAACAATGTTATCGATGAACATGGCAATTTGATTGCTGAAAAGCTGACAGGAACGCTCAACGATGCGATTGAAACGGTGCAAGGGCAAACAGGCTATGTAACGTTTGACAGTAGGGGCATTTTAATACACAACCAACCTACCGAAGCAGAAAGCACGTGGGTTATATTGTTATCAAGTGGCGGTATTTTAATAGCGAATGCTAAAGACGAGCAGGGGGCTTGGATATGGCGAACAGCAATAACGGGCGATGGAATGACAGCCGATGAAATCACAACAGGCACATTGACGGCCATTAATATAAATGGCGTTACGATAACAGGCTCAACAATAACAAGTGATGATGCGAACAGCGAAATCAAATTAAATAATGGTGTTTTGAGTGTAAGGAAAAAATCAAGTAACCAACAGTTTAATATTAATTATAAAGCAGGCTTACCCGATGGAATTACACAAACAGAATTAGAATATTTTGACGAATATAAAGCAGACAATCCAAATAAACTACCTACAAACACGATAAGTCTAAATTCAGTTGATAGTTACATGGACTTAAATTTTGGTAATGCCCCTATCAGCATAGGAAATGATTGGGTTAAAATATCTATGTATGGTGGGACTTTTGATTGGCTTGAAAAATATCCTGAATATGCAGACTGGGAAAGTGAAGGTTGGTTGCCACCGCCCGAAACCGCGCAAGGGGCAAAGCTTATTATTGATTTAATTAGTTCGATTTGGACATGGATGCCAGGCTATGGGCTAGCAAGTTCATCAATAGATATTAATCTTTCAAATGAATGTTGGATAAATATGGCGGCTAGTTTAAAAGTTGGCGGTGATTTTAGAGTATCGGGTACAAAAAACTGTGCAATAAAAACCGAAAAATTTGGAGAGCTTGACTTTAGCGCATACGAAACAGCAGAAATATATTTAGGTGACATCGGTGAAAGCGAAGTAATAAACGGTGAATGTATTATAAATCTTGATGAAAAACTCTTGGCGTGTACTAATACCGATATTCCATATCAAGTGTTTTTACAGGCATATGGTGAAGGTAGAGTGTATGTTGCAGAACGGAATAAGACAAGCTTTACAGTTAAAGGCGATAATATAAAATTCAGTTGGGAAGTAAAAGCGAAACGTAAGAATTACGAAAATATAAGGTTTGGACAACCTAAATAAAAGGAGATAAAAGGGAATGGATTTTGTAAATAAATATAATAGTTTAGTAGGTAGTATCGTTTTAGTTTTAACAGCACTGTTTGGAAAGTTTTGGTTTTTATTTGCAACTTATTTTTTTCTTAATGTCATTGATTGGATTAGTGGTTGGAGAAAAGCTAGACAAAATAAAGTGGAAAGCAGCAAAGTAGGATTAAAAGGCATTGTTAAAAAAGTATGGTATTGGGTGCTGATAATGATATCATTCGTCACAGCAGACGTATTTATAATGTTGGGCAATGAATTGTTGCATATCGACTTAAATTATCTTGTTTTGATAGGTTGGTGGACATTAGCTTGCTTACTAATTAACGAGTTAAGAAGTATAACAGAAAACTTAGTAGAGTTGGGCGTAAATGTACCTGAAATATTTATAAAAGGATTGGCGATAACTGATAAGCTTATCAACTCTCAAAGTCCAATAAATGAAAGTAGTGAGATACAATGAAAATAAATAACGGAATCGTAACATCTATCAATTTGAATATCATACAAGCCTTAATTCCAACAGCACACAGCAAAGCAAGACCACAAATATTAATGCAACCAAAATATATAACGGTGCATAATACAGGCAATACAGGCGCAAGCGCAAAGGCTAACAGTGATTATATAACAAAATTAAACGAATATAAGTCCTGGCATTTCACAGTTGGTAAGGATGAAGTATATCAACAATTACCAATTAATGAAATAGGCTATCATGCAGGCGACGGAGAAACAGGAATAGGCAATACTCAAAGCATTGGTATAGAGATTGCTGAAGTAGATGGAGCAGAAGAAACAGCGATCAAGTTTATAGCTGAATTAATGAAAGCCACAAACATACAATTAATAAATGTTGTACCGCATAAACGTTGGAGCAATAAGAGCTGTCCTAGATTAATTTTACCACATTGGACAACCTTTATATCAGATATTGAAAAAGAATTGCTTAAAGGGCAAAATATGACCTTAGAACAAGCATTAAAGATTTTCACAGATAAGGGCATCATGGACACCCCTGTTTATTGGAAAAACGCCGTTGGCGTTGTTAAATATTTAGACGAATTAATAATTGACACAGCGAAAATATTAAAAAGCTAATTGTTGTCAAAATGTTGTCATAAAAAATAAAAAGCCTATAATTGCATTGGTTATAGGCTTTTAAAATAATCTATAAAGGTTTTATTTTATAAATATAATAGGCGTTGAAATATGCGCCTATTTTTGTTTTTTGTTCAAAAATCAATGAAAAATTATCTTTTCTATATTCCCATAATCACAATACTTAATCAGTATTGTGTTGTCAAAAATGTTGTCAAACTGTTTTAAGATACTCGTTAATTTTGTCAGTGTTATTTGTTTTATTTTCTTCGCTTAAATGAGTATAAATGTTCATTGTTGTGTTAAAATTAGCGTGCCCGAGCCATTCTTGAGCCTGTTTAATATCAACATTTGCATTATAACAGATAGTTGCAAATGTGTGTCTGCATTGGTGAAAGGTATATTTAAAGCCTAAAATATCAAAACTTTTATATCTTAAAAAGCTTAGCTCACTTATTCTGCATTTTGTTCCGTCGATTAGAAAAACATAGTCCTTTTCTTTATCTGTGCTTTTGATTCTGCTTTTATCGTATGCTTTTAAAATTTCATGCACAGGCGCAAAAATAGGAATAATTCTATTGCTATTTTTAGTCTTAACGTCACCATGAATTTTAATTGTGAGTCTTTTTAAATCAATATCAGACCACACTAAATTAATTAATTCACTGATGCGCAAACCCGAATAAATAAGGAACACACAAATATCACACAATACGAAGTCAGTATCTTTTATTAAGTTTATTTGCTCGTCTGTTAAGGGTTTTTTCTTGTTAAATTCACTTTTAGGTGATTGCAATGTCTTAGCAACATTCTTGCTCACAAAATCATTCTCAACCGCAGCATCTAAGATATAGTTTATTGTAGTTAAAAATCTTCTTGGCGTGTCCTTATTATCTATATCGTTTAAAACATTTTGAACTTGATATTGTTTTAAATCTTTCAGTCTTATATCCTTAAAATTCGTCTTGATGTATTTGTTTATGATATTTCTGTGATTTTTAAATGTGCCATTTTTAAAATGAGTTGTGTATGTTTCAAGCCATTCATCAGCCCATACATCAACTGTTTTGTTTTTATCGTCAATTATAATGCCCTTATCAGCCTGAAGTAATAAATTAGCAACCTTTAAATTTAATTCCGCTTGGGTATTCGCATAAATCATTTTTCTTTTAAGACTTCCATTTTCATTACGACCGATTGTAACATTCTTACAAAGCCGACCATCTGACCGTTCATGTTTACGCTTCTTCTTCTCTTTCTTTTCTTTATCCATAGTTTCACCTCACTTTTAAAAAAGACACGATTAAGTGTCTAGTTTGTTACTGCTTTACTCTTAGATACCAATGATTTTGTTTTACAAATAGGACATCTGTTACTTGGCACAAATATCCTATATACAGGGTAAAAAATACCTAAGAACAAGAAAAATGCTATCCAAGACCAATCCCTTTTCACTGGTTTAACTAATTGCTTACAATTTGTACAATACTTCATTTCAATACTCTCCTTTTATTTTTTATTTTGGTAATACAAAATTGCTTCTTTTAAAAAATCTTCCGTAACATTTAAATATTCAGCCATTTCATAAGTGCTAACGTATCCTTTTTCATAAGCTTCTATAATTTTATCAAATGGCGCTAATGTATTAAATGCCCATGCCCTTGCTCTTTGCTCCTGTTTCCGATTACTCTCAATCTTCATATCCAAAATGTTCCCAACCGTTGTAAAATGATGCCCCAATTCTTCTGCAAGAACGCATCTCCTTTCTATTGCTGTTTCAATGCTTATATTTAATGCTATTGTTCTATCGTAGTAAATACCTTTCAATCCGTAAGGTAGAATTATATCGAAAATTTCAATCCCTTCCATTTCAGCTATATCAAATAATTCAATCATGTAATGGTCGCCCCTTTTACATTACGCTTATTTTCTTCTGCTTTTTATAAACGCTTTATAATCTTCAATGGCTTTTAATTCTTCCTCTGTCCATTCTTCCCCGTCGTGATGCGCTGCGATTGTTTCTTCTTCACCGCCTATAATGTCGGTAAGATTACAGTTAAATATAAATGATAACTTTTGAGCATCCCCAATTGATGGCTCATTCCTGTCGTTCTCCCATGCCGAAATCGCTTTGTCGCTTTTATTGAATCTCTTCCCAAGTTCTTCTTGTGTCATATTATTTAATTGTCTTAATTTTTTAATGTTACTTCCGATACTCATTTTTTATCACCTCGTTTCGAATATAATATATTATAACACATTATAATTGTTTGTAAATAAAAATATCTATAAAAAATAGAAAAATT